GATGGAAGTTGGTGCATGGGTTTACGCCCATTTCGATGAAATAAGTGGAATCTCATTTTTACCTCATTCTGATCATTCTTACCGACAGGCTCCGTATCAAGAATGCACAAAAGAAGAATGGGAAAGTCTAACCAATATACTTCCTAAACAAATAAATTGGATCACAGATTTAGTGACTTTTGAACGAGAAGATCATACAGTGGGCAATCAAACTCTTGCGTGTTCCGGAGACAAATGCGAATTTGTTGATTTGACTGCTTCGTGAAATAATCTCGAAAATAAGCCGATTGTAATCCAATAGGCTTATAAATAAATCAGGAGGGCTCGATATGTCTAAAGTCCTTAACTGGTTTATTTTATTTGTATTGCTCGTTGGTTGCAGTATCGATAAACCAACGTTAAACAATATATCAAAATCAGATGAAACTGTTCCTAATTTAGGAATATTCAAAGGTTTTGATATATGCACAACCGAAATTGACTCGTATCCCAATGTTGTTGCATTACATTCAATGGATTCTTTCGTTGGGAGTGGTGTTTTAATAAGTCCTTATTATATTCTTACGGCAGGACATTGTATCGACGGATCTGAATTAGATTACGTTAAATTATTAGATGGAAGAATTTTCTGTATAAGTCAATGCTTTAAACATCCGATATACGGAATAGGAAATCATGTTTTAAACGATATTGGAATAATTCAATTAAATGAACCCATAATGGATGTGGAAACTCATCCGTTATGTGAATCTATAAATCAAATTTCAAAATATCAACAACTTGATATTTCTGGGTGGGGAGCCAAAATAAAAAAACAGAGTCAGTTTAAAAAATTCTTCTTCTATGGAATATTACAAAAAGAAGAAAATCAATTTAAAGTTCTTCCATTAAATGGTACTATTTGGTTTGGTGATTCGGGTGGTGGAGTTTATGCACAAATCAATGGAAAAAATTATCTCATAGGAATAGTGAGTAATTTTTCAGCAACCGTTGTTGACGGCAAATTACAATTCATTGAAAATTCATTTACTCGAGTGGATTATTATTTGGATTGGATTTTGTCTGTAACTAAATAGTATGATGATCATCGCCGGAATAGATTACAGTTTGAATGGACCAGCTATCTGTGTCACTGATAGTACTATTTCGTTTGATTTCAAACACTGTAATTTTTATTTTCTTTCAGATACAAAAAAATATTCTAAAACATTTTTAACCAATATTCATGGAGAAAATTTCAAAGAATACAACGAAGACTCTGAAAGATACGATTCAATTTCAGATTGGGTAATGGGAATAGTTGCTGGAATAGATCAAGTTTGTCTTGAAGGTTATGCCTATACGGCGCAAGGAAGAGTGTTTAATATTGCAGAAAACACTGGAATTTTGAAATACAAATTATGGCAAAGTAGAATACCAGTTGAAGTAGTTCCACCAACAACAATAAAAAAATCTGCAACAGGTAAAGGAAACTCAGACAAATCTAAAATGTACGAACAATTCATGGAAGACACCAATATTCCGTTGATGGATGTTGTTTCTCCCGACAAAACAAAAATATCAAATCCGGTATGTGATATAGTGGATTCATATTATATTTGCAAATATTTACACGAAAAAATTAATAATTAATCATCTTCTAAATAATCTGGATCGCCATCAGTCGATGAATAGCCAGGTGGTGGGGGCACGGTATAATTTCCTGACTCCCTCGCCTTATTATCTTTGTGCGCTTGTCGTGCTAGATCTATTTGCGTTTTTCGCGTGCTCCGTACTTTTTCCTCTTCATTTCTTTTAGTGGTAGATGGTCTTCGATTATTTGGCGAATTTGGTGGTATTGGTTTATCTACTGGATTACCAGAAACATCTGCAGCAACAGTCGGAGACATCTTACCCGATCCTCCACCGCTTGGTGATGGTCCTCTTGCTGCTGATGCTGCTGGTGCTGGTGCTGATGTTGTTGCTGGTGCTGCTGGTGCTGCTGGTGCTGATGCTGCTGGTGCTGCTGGTGCTGATGCTGGTGCTGCTGTTGTTGGAGTCGTAGAAGAGACACTGGGAGATTGCAAAGAGGCAACAGTTGGTTTTTCCAAGCTACTAACGAGTCCATTAAGCCGTTCTCGCTGTGCATCCACTCTAGACAACGTTGTATTTAAATCGTCACCAGCATATTGTGATCTTCTTTGCGACATCCAATTGGGTTCACTTTCCAGTTCTTCGTCATCCATCGCTGGTCCTCCGCTACCGCTCGGAACGCCGCGTGGTGCTGCTGATGGTGCTGATGATGCTGATGCTACAGATGTCGTTGTAGTAGATGGTGTGGTGGTGGGTGCTGCACTTGGGGTTGGTTGTCCATCATCCTGGCCCATAGGAGGAACTCTAGTTGAGTATCCGGCTGCCCTCGCAGCTCTATCAAAGGCTTTCGGATTTTCGTCCCTCATCGCAAAAGCTGAATCGCCTATACCACTTCCTGGTTTACGAGCTGCTCGAGTTGCTGTTCTCTGGGCTATTGCTGCCTGATCAGCAAGTTTATCTCCTTCTGGATCTCCGTTTCTTTTTAGTTCAGCAGCAGTTTTAGCAAGTTCATAGGCATTATCTCTAGCTGCATATTCCGTTTGTGTTCTCTCTTTGTCTTCACTATCTTTGTATCCAGCAAGCCCCGCAGAGATATCTCCAGCAACTCTTGTTAATCTACCTATTGTATTATTGTATGCTGCTTTTCCCATTTGAAAAGCCGAGTATCCTGGTATAAGATGTTTAAGCCCTCCATCGATAAAGTCATTTTTTATATCATCTGCTATTTTTTCACTTTGTTTAATTTGTCCACGCGCATAACCACCAATAGCATCTCCTATCGCATTAAATCCACCAACAATACTGTCTCCCCATCCTTCTCGTATATCAGTCTCGCCCCAATATCGATTCAGTGGTGTATTGATTGAATCGAATCTCTTTTGTCGAGAAATGCCCGAATTGGTTTCCGATTCTTTCAATTGATTCTTGTTCCAACCGTATTTTTTGGATAATTTGGAAATAGACTCTGCTAATTGTTTGATTGATTCGTTTTCGGTGATTTTTTTATTTTGATTGTTCATGGGATTCCTTTATTTATCGAATTTATGTTTTTGAATCAACAGTTCCATTTTCGTAGGGCCTTATTTATGCGTGAATTTGGATCTTTTGCTGTTTTTGCACTGGTTAATTTTCGCTTCATTCCAGTCATTCTGCTGCAGAAAGATTTTCTTCTTTTTGCATCTTTCGATCCCTTCTTTAATTTTGATGGATCTTTAGTAACTGCCATTTGAAGTTTAGATCCAGGATTGGCTCGTCTATAAGATGCAACTCCTTTTCGATTCAGGCCACCCTCGGGGTCCTTTCCTTCTTTTCTCGTCCAGGCCGGACTTTTTGACTCGTTGATGTTTTCATTGTCATGTGCCAAATGACCATGCAACACGTCGACAGCATTTTCCATAGCTTCGGAATCAATTTCCGATATATCGCGGCCAATCAATCCGTGTATGTGAGCAGTATGTATTGCTGCTTGATATACTTCGGGGTGCATATCCGAAGGCAAACCCCTTAATATCTGTTGTATTTCTTTTGTTCCAGACATATTCTTTGAAATCTTGCCTGTTCCTCTCAGGCTTCCGCGCTCAACAGAAACACCCTCGTGTCCCATTATTCGGTCACCGTTATCAATGACATGAAGCAATAGACGATGAGCAATATCTGAACTATTATCATTTGTTTCAATTAAAAATTCCAAGAAAGAACGCATATTGGTATTTATAATATTTTATTCTTCTAACAATTGAGGCCTTTTTGCACTGGAAGATCGAGTTCGAATATACCACCATGTCACTGTGCCCACTAACAACAAATAAAACAACAATGCATACCAATTGAATCGGGTAACTGTTATTTCTGTTCCTCTCTGTAAAGATATTTCTGAACCTGAATCCAGTTTAACATTTGTCGATTCTGTCAACAATAAAACAGTATCTGGGGGAATAAAAATTTCAGTATTTTTTGGCAATTCGAATACTTTAGAATCTGATTCAAATTTTACTGATTGTCCTAGGGCGGCTCGACTTTGGGTCTGTGTGGTTTTGACATCTGTTCCCTTGGGCAAGGTAACAGTGGACGGTTCGTTTAAAACGACATCAGTGTCTTTTGTTAAAACATCCGGGGTTGTTTTTGTGAACTCCGGCATCTTTACCACAGGACTACACCCGCACACACTCGCAAAAACAGCGAAAACGCATAATATATTTTTCATTTATTTTCCTTTTTTCTTTACTTTTTTCCGAAGTTTGATTTTTGTTTTTTGAACAACTTTATCCAAACACTCAGTGGATCCTCGACACACAGGACAACCGATTGCGCCACATATCCATAGTCGAACCGGTTGAACTTTAGTTTTCAACCAATTTGCAGTTTTAACAAGTTTAGCGTTTAACCATTCCATTCGAATCCTCCTTATGATTTGTTGGCAGCAGCTGCACTGCCAAAATAAAATCCTACTATTGAAACCAATATTTGCCTGTTTTCCACAGTGAACAAATAACCGTTAACTGTTTGAAATAAAGTCGTGGTGGAAGAAGGAATAAGCCCAAAAAGCCATTCTGGTGATTTGTATTCAACTTCAACGATTGTTGGGATATTGAAAAATGGAAGAATAAACGGAGCCAATATTGTGCCGAAAAGAATCGCCAATACGATTGTTTGTCTTACTCCTTTTCCTAAATCAATCGGAACTCGACGAGTTGCTGCATCTTTTGCTGACTCTGTTGCACTATGTGCAGACAATAATCGTTGAAAGTTTTCTTGTTCGTTCTTTCTTTTTTCTGCCATATGCCGGAATACGAATCCGGTCACACTGCCTCCTATTAAAGTTACGAGTTCTGTTGGAATCATTTTTTCTTTTTTCTCCGTAATATCGGCGGCCTCTTTCTTACCACAACGTTTCCGTTTGATGCGTCTTGTCCCAATCCGGCTATTCCTCCTGCTGCTACACTATTTATAACAGAAGGAGTTTGTACGGCTTCTCCGTCTTCTCGTAAAAATCCTAATAAATTTGATAAAATCGACTCTCGTATTGGATTTATGCGTGATGCCAATAGACGAAGATAATTTTGTTTTTCTTTGTCTGACATATGTCTGGACATCATCGCTTTGGCAGATTCTGTGTCATTTTGTCCTATTGCATTTCGAAGTCTAGTTCCAGATATACCACTAAGATTATCGGATTCTGAATTTCTTGTTTCACCGACTTGATGAAACTGCAAATCCAAATCAATCAATTCTCCGGTTTGGGTTTTCCATTTGCCGCCATTTCGAGTCATATAGTTCTTTAAACTGCTTGCAAGATTTTGACTTCCCGGAGTTGTTATTCTGTCAGAACCTCCAATAAAATGGATTGTTCGATGGCCCCTTCCGATCAATTCTTCTATTTGTTTGAAAGGATTATTTGCTTCCGGAGAAGTAACGTAATGACTTAAGCCGTTTCCTATATCGTTTTTGATTGCGCTGGATAATATACGTGTTTTTTCGGAATGAGATAGGAGATGTCCCTGAGAAGTTGTTGGTCCGTGTACAAAATGCGTAGCTCCCAGTCGACGAGCTAATTCCACTCCTTCTTTAGACATTTCTGTATGGGCATCTGTTATTGTTCCAAATTTTCCAGAATATAATACCGCAGCTCCAACTTTTGATTTTGGGGCAAATTTATCCGATTGTTTTGAATTTGCTTGACTAAATCCTACAGGAACCAGTTTAATCATGTTTCCACCAGATTCAGAAACTATGCCTTCGTGTTGATTACCTTCTGCTGGTACTATGGATGTTACATGCGGAGTTATATGATCGATAATAATGTTTCTTGCAGAATCTACATGATTATGTGCATCTAACAATTTTTTAAATGATGAATGAAGAGATAGAAAGTCATAATGCGCCTGATATCTTTGTCTATCTGTTTTATTTTTTGTGTTTTTGATTCGATCCTCTGTGAATTTTTTAAATCCTTCCAGTGATCTTTCGTGTGTACCTCGTTGAACTGCATTGGAAAACCCGACAAGATAGGCAGAACGAGATCCTGCTTTACTTCTGGGATCCACATGTGTGGATATATGTTCCATTAATTCTTGCACATCTTTTTGTGCCAATATTTCTGAAAATGCAGAAATATGAGTCTGTAATCTTTTTCGTAATTCTGGGCGCATTTCCGGAACATTACGAATTGTTAAATCAGGAAAATCAAAAGTATCTGTAGACAAATGAGATACATCGGGATTGGATTCTATTTTTTCTCCTGTTATAGAATCATATTTTCCGTGAACCGCTATCTGGTGTTTTGCACCAGAACGTGGCTGTTTATATTGAATCAGATTCCCTTTTCCATTCATAACAATATCTGATTGATATGTTTCGTTATCACCAATCTTTTCATGTGAAGCTGCTGTCAATGCCGCGCCTATTGGTTCAATGTAATGAGATTTATTGTTTTCCTTTGCCCATTTTTCAAGTTCTTCATGAGACTGAAACTCTTTAGCACCCTTTCCTTTATATCTCGCAAAAGGAATTCCTTCTCTTTTTCCAAATACCACACTCATTGCACCATCGACCTTTACAGATAACTTGTTTTGTTTATTGCCTATTGATGTTAAATGATTGATAATTTTGTCATGGTCACCCGTATACAACAATTCTCCGATATGCGGTACATGTCCTGTCATCTCTGTAGATTCTAACAAAAAATCATTTTCTACTTCTTCAATTATGATTCCATTGTCGTAAACAAAGGCAAGCAAATGTTCTGTTATGAACTCACCGTCTGCACCATATCGTTCTGCCTCTTCTGCAAGCAAAGGAATTGCTGTGGGAATATATTTCAATTTATATTTTATAGAAGGATCTATTATTTTATCAAATAATTTTTTTAAATTAAAAATCATTATATCGAAATTAGTTAAGGCATTACTTTCTTGTCTACTTAACTTGTTCGGATCTTTAAGATAATTTCCTTTTGCGTCGATTATTCCCAATCTATATGCCATTGTATTTTCGAATGGCGTAGTTATTGCTTTGATATATTTCCATAAAGTAAAACTGTTTATTATTCCTCTGAGTCCAGTTGTGGTTATTTTTTTCTTGTTCTTATTCATGGAGTTCCTTTAGAATTTTATCTATTCGATGATCTGATATTATTTCGGAAACATCCGTTTCTGGTATTTGTTCTGGTATATAATCGAGATATTCCAAAAAAGATTTTAAATACGAATGTAAATCTTTTGGAATTTTATAAAATAATATTCTGGTACACATTTCTGCGCCAAATATATTTTGTAATATGATTATATGATTCAACAAGAGTCTTTCTTTCAACTCTCCTGTTTTTTTAAACCGAATCAATAATCGTTTTATATATTTCACTCGAATCAAATCTTCGTATAAATCTTCTATTTCAATAAACGAAGAGTTTTTGATGAGATGTATTAAAAAATTATTTTCATTTAATTTTATATCTTTTTTAACATGACGATCCATAACATTACAATATTCATTAATTCGATTTCATATGTTTTTCAAAATTAATTAATAATCTTTTTGCTGCTCTTGTTTTTTCTTCATCATTAACATTTATTGTTCTTCCTGCATTCGATAGAGTTCTTGTTGCTGCCTCTACGGCATAGACGAATCTTTTTATTGCAGTGTCTGGTTTGTATTTTCCTTTTTTATGAGAAGAAAGGAGACTATCGTATATGGGTTTCAATATTCTTTTATTTGCGTCTTCATTTTTTAATAAAAACAATTCCACTACTCTTGCCGGATCTTTGTGTTTCTTTTTCTCTTTTTCTTCGAATAACTTTGTTTCTTCTGGAAGAGATTCTGGATTTCCGTATAGAGTATCTGGTTGTGTTTCTTTTCCTGTTTGATTTGCCTCAGCTCCAATTTCTTTTGGACAATCCGTACATAATTGAGATATTAATTTGGGTTCTGCAAAAACAAATCCATCTGGTTGTTGCATAAGATTAAATCTTAATATGAGATCAGGATAATCTTCTCCCTTATCAAAGGGTTGTTTTGTTAAATCTGTTGTTGGAGTAACTCCGAACTTTTCTCCAAATACCCTTACTAGTAGCGTATTTACTCCCAGTTTCAGTTCTTTTGTGTTATCAAATACAACAACAATACCGACAGATGCTGCTAATTTTGCACTCAATTCTTTGAGCGCCTCTTTGGGATTCAGATATGAACCAGAAAGGTAGGATCTAATATATAAATTTAATCTTGCCAGTTGTTCTGGATTTTTAAATGCATAAAATGATCCCTGATGACTAATAGCTGATCTCGGAGACGGATCTGAAAATCCATTAAAAACGGTTCCCCCAAACGATTCACTTTCTGTTATTTGATTTAATATTGTTTTAAATTTTTTCATTGATTTTTCTTTTTGTCTTTGGTCGTTCTTTTCTTTTTTTTCGAAGGTCCTTCTGTTCTGTTTTTCAATGTTATATATGTGGCCAATCTGTGTCGGGCATTCAATTCGGTATCGTTACCTTTGATTGCCCTTGCTTTAACTCGTTTTGCGAGACGATCTCTGGAAGAAATTTCGTCTTTTGTCATACTTCCTTTGTTTCTCTTATTAACAACTTCTTCTAGCAATAAGTTTCTATAATAAGTTGTTGACTGTTCGGTGAAAGCATCCATTCCTAAATTTCCTGCGAGACCAACAAGACCACCCACGGGTCCTAAAAGACTAATTGCTCCCAAAGCAGCTCTACCAGCAGCTTGAGCGTAATTTCCTTTCTTTAATTGATCGTATGCCTCGACCCCAGACATAACAGCACCAACACCGGGTAGAAATTTCAATGCAGTCTTTGCTGTAGACTTTAATAGAGTTTTTCCAGCTGATGAAGCAACCTTTCCAGCTGATGAAGCAACCTTTCCTGCAGTTGATGTAGCCGCAGTCGCCTTTCCTGCAGCAGAACCAACAGAACCAACTTCGTCAGTCACAGAACCAACCTTTCCTGCAACAGAACCAACTTCGTCAGTCACAGAACCTGCTGCAGCAGGTAAAGCTTTAACAGGTCCACCGGAAGAGGCTGCAGGAGGTAAAGCTTTAACAGGTCCACCGGAAGAAGTGGGAGTTATTGGAGCAGATGTAGGAGTTATTGGAGCAGATGTGGGAGTTATTGGAGCACGACCACGTTTTACCGCTTCGACTCCTCTCTTGACTCCTTCAACACCACCACTAGCAGCCGACTTGGCGACCCGTTCTATATTTTGTGCAACTGTGGCACTACCTTTGTTAGACACGGCTGCTCGCACGCCGGCATCAAGACCCCTAGCGAATCCTCTTGCGCCATGAGTAAGAACTGTTTTTGCTGCGGGAGCTGCTGCACCAGCTGCTGCAGATCCTGCACCAATAATTCCGGATACAATTGCAGTATCTACACCTACATTTCGAGAACCGGTGGATCTGTCACGGGACACAACATGCATTCCTTTGTCCTCATCGTCCAGTTCTTCGTCATCCATCATCTCTCCGCTGCTACCACTCGGGACGCCGCGGCGTCTCGGAGGACTAGCCGGTGAGTTCCATGGGCCTGGACCCCAAAATGGGGGAGACCCCTCTCCGTCGTAACGAAAACTATATCTTTGTGGATTCGTCCCATCTCCTTCTACACGATAACTATATCTTTGTTCTAAAAGTTTTTTAATACTAACTGGTTTATTTAATTTTAATATTCCGTTTGATTTATTCATATATTTTTCCTATCTGTTATTTATAATAATCAACTTCCTTGTTTTGAAATATTTCTGATTCCCAATTCCACCAAATCTCGAGTTTCTTTGAATGCAACAACAAGATCTGGATCTTCCAAAGCCTTCGTTCTGTTACACCAGTTCAAAATCAGGGCTCCAACAATATGGCCTTTAGATTGAACCGGCAAAACAGAATACTGTATCACATTGCTGTGTTGTAATATTTGACGAAAAATAGAGGCCTCTTCCAGATGACTGTAATACATTTCGGGTGAATTTTTGATAATTTTACTGATAAAGTGAGGAAACAGGCTTACTAAAACATCTTTGAAATTTTCTTCCCGCGAAACTCCTTTACTCAACGATTCATAACACAATGAAAATCTTTTCATGGATATTCCGTCCACGAAATGTCCACCGTTATGAAATTGAATCAATTGACATCGACATGCTCGAGTTTTAACTCGAAGTTCAGTTAAAAGTTCATGAATCTTGTCTATCTCATCCCATGTTTTTTCGAAAAAGGATCCCTTTTTGATTATTTTTTTAATTCGGGCAATCCAAAATCCCACTCCGACGAGTGAAAGGGCTATCCCCAATTCAATCCAAAAACTCAACTCCACGCCTTTGATTAAATCCATATTTTCCTTTATTCGTTGTCTGCGCGATTTTTACTACGATCACGAACTCTTAAATTTTTAGGAGAATTATCTGTGGGATCACTGTTTTTATGATCAATATCTTTGCCGTCTCCTTTGCGAACAAGTCCTTTTCGTTCCGCCCATCTGCGAGCCATGTTTCGAGCGCTTCGTCTTTTTATTTGTTCCGGTTGACTGTGATAATTGTCGTATTCGCTTCTGTAGTTTCTTTTTTTATTCTCTTGCAAAAACGCTTTACCTATTTCACGATATCGTTCAGAAACAATCAAGGGAACTTGATGATATTTACCGTCAACATATATTGAGTTGTATCTGCCGTCTCCCCTCGATGGAATATAAAGTAACGGATCGATCGGATCCATTGATATCCTGTCAATCGATACATCCAGTACTTGCATTATTTTATTTAAATCTGTTCCTGCGTATTCAAATAAAATTTCATATATTTTTCTTTCGTGCTCTGCTAATTCTTCTGTTTCATTTTTTTGTTTGGCCTCGATTGTATTGGGAAGAATTTCATTGATTTCTAAAAGCATCTGGATCAATGGATTGTGAGAAAATCTGAAATTTTTTTCTTCCGTTGTGGATGTTTTTTTCTTTTCGGGGGGGCTCTTTTTGGCCTTGGCCTTTAGCATTGTAATTCTAAGAGCAAGCCACATATGTCTAGCTTTCGTTGTTGGTGCAATTGCTTTTGATAATATAGCCTTATCAATATCATCGTATTGGGAGAAAACATCTGATTGACTATTCAAATAACCAGCTACAAGCTCCCCATATGATAACGTTTTCCACGTATCGGGTCGTTCGGTTTTTGCATGTTCAGTAACTTTTTCGTATATGCTATAGACCCTCTTTAAAAATTCAAGAGATATGTTCTTGGGGTCGGAGGTTTCATCATTCTGTTTGCTGGAAACATATGATTGTAATAGTTCCTCGTACTTGCGAGTATTTTGTGCTTCTTCTTCCGTTTCCTGAGAAGCACTCTTAATGGCGACATAGTATTTATTTTTTGTTGCTGCTAGTCCTTCAACAAAATCATCGGAAATTTCTGTAAATTTAACATCGGAACCATCGCGGTCAGTCGCCAAAAAATGAGTTGCAATAGCGATTCGACCGAATGGACTGTCTTCGCCAAACCGATGAACTCCAGTCAATGCGCCGCGAAGCATGCGCTTAACCACATCGGGATCGTTTACTATATCATGCAACAACTCGTTCAAACTTCTTTTAGTGTCTCTGATTTGGGCTAATTTATCTTTATCCTCCTGGGATCCGTTCCTTTTAATTTCAGCTTCTGTTCCCCCTGTTCGCACCTCTGTGACACTCTGTTTTGCAGTCTCAGAAAACTTTTCGATTTTTTTGGTAGTATCTTGCGAGATTTCGGATCCTGCCATAGCATAGGCAAATAATCGCAGTCCATCAGTTTCGTCCGTAGACACAGAACCAGACATCAATTGACTTGATCCTGTTTTTTGAGAAATTCTAATCGATTGATTTAAAATTTCATTCAATCTATTTGTGTTGGTTTTATGATTTTTTTCTCCCGATTCCAATAATCCTAAAAGTTCTTTTGTAATGCTTTCGGAGTTCCCCAGGTTCCGAGAAACAGCAAGAAGATCTGTTTTTCCTCCCATTGTTCCGAGAGAGATTAGTACTTTATCTTTTAGGTCCGGAAGTTCTTTTAGCGCGACTGCTGTATTTGCAGCTGCAGCAAATTCTTTACTATAGTCGAAAAAATCTGAGTAGACTTTTTCATCTATTTTGTGTTTATCGAATATCCTAGTTGCTTCTTTGCGCGAGTTTCGTACTGCATTTTGTTCTGTGATATTCTGATCCGATGAATCAGAATTTTGTAAAGCACTCAAGTTTTCAAAATAAATTCCCATCTGTGTTTGAAGTAGTGCATAATCGTCAGGATTCTCTTGTTGAATGTTAAAAAGGGTCGCCGTTGTTGATTCTCTTCGTGCTGCAGATGCATATTCTTTTATTGGCATTTCTGGTATTTCTTGTTCAGTATTTGGTGCGGGAAGTTTATTTTCGGGGGTGGATGTACTAGAATTATTCTTACTCGTTTGTGTTTTGGGGGGTTTAATTTGTTTTGCAGCAGGACCACAAATTTCAGTTGAAGTGGGCGTTTGTTCAGTGTTCTCTCCACCTCTTTGAATATCCTTGCATACACTATCGATTTCCCCACCAGAGGGCGCACTTTGTTTTGCCTCCACTATATGGCTATTATTGACACTGTCTCGATCCACAAGCATTCTTTTTCCTGTTTTTTTACTTCGCACAAGTCGTACCCTGTTAAGAAATCTTGCAGGATCTTCTCGATTTCTTCGATCAAATCTTCGTTTTCTTTCTGTTCCAGTTGGATCTTTATTACTTTCAGGCAAATAATCATTCAACCAATCAAAATCTTCTCTCATTCTCATGGCATATGCCTTTAGTCTTTGACTTTCCTGCCCAGGCATTTTTTGAATTCTTTGATTTACTAGTCTTTTCATTAGTGGTCTTCTTTTTGATATCATACTGTCTATTCTTTGTCGAGTGGAAAGAGATACACTGGACCAAGGTTTTCCGCCAGTTAAACGTTTTCTTAATTCTGTTTTAACTTGATTGTACGCTCTTTTTGCCAATTGAGTTTTATTTTTCCTGAATCGTTCTCGAATTGCTCGTTTTCTTGCACGTATTTTTGAAGTTCTCTTTGCCGCTCGTCGCATACGAATTCTGGCCTGCGCGGAAGCCACTTCGAATAATGGTTCAGAAGAATTTTGATGAAAATTATAAAAATCAAAAAATTCTTGCAAAGAAAACCAGTCAGAATTTTGTGTTTTTTCACATTCGGGTAAATTTTTTCTGATATTTTCGTAAAATTCTTCAAAATCTGATATATTTTCTAAATCAGTACCCTCAAGCATAGAAAAAACACAAAAAGCAGCAAAATTTCCTGATTTTGCTGCTTCCAATAGCATTGTATGGTCTGATATTTCCATGCTATTCTATTTATAATAGTATTTTTTTAAGTTTTTTCATCATTTGATTCGTTTTCTGTTAAATCTTGTGGATTTTCGTCATCACAATTTGTTGTTGTTTTATTTTCTGGTTTTTCTGAATCAGAATTACCAGAAAACTGATCCTGTGGTATTAAACGATATCCTTTATACGACTTTCTTTTTCCAGATAATACTTCTCCGAATGCTCCTCTTGATATTTTATTGTCTCTGCAATATTTTTTAACGTTTTCTATTACAATTATTTCTCCTGCGCTGTTGAGCATCTTCACAATTCTTACTTTTGGGTTAGGAGGTAACAGTTTCGCTCTGCTTTTCCAAACATAATATAATCCTTTTTTGTCGAAACGGCCTCCAAATCGTTCCAAAAAGACGGCACGATATGTTTTTGACTTCGAATTATCGTTACACAACACCCAAGTTGGACTAAATTTTCGATTGATGTCTTTTTTAAACAGAGGACGCATTATATTTTTTATATATTTGAATTGCATCATGTAATGGTTTAACAAAATCAATTACATTTTCTTCAAAAACTTGACAAGTTCCTCGTTCAGATCCCATTATGATGCATATCTTTTTACACTTTTCTCCAGTAAGTTCTTGCCACATTAGCGCATATGCAGTGGCCTGTACAAAATAATTTTCAATGTCTTCTTTTATTTTGGGTTTGGTGCTGCCCTTGAAATCAATCACTGTTAATTGTTTGTTGTATTCTGCAATACAATCCACTCTTCCGGCAAGACCTACCGTTTTGCTCCAAAGACAAGACTCTAAAGCATGAATATTGTTTATTTTATCTATTTTGGGCTTCATCAATCGAAATAATTGATCTTCTGTTTTAGTTTCTCCCACTTGAACTTCTTCATTCTTCAAGTACGATTCTATTAAACCGTGAAGTTTTGTTCCTCGATCACATACTCGTAGTGATTCTTCTGGATTTTCTTTTCGCCATCGAGCAAATTGCTGTTGTTTTTGCCAACCAGTAACCGTGGTAACAGATGGAAATATTCCAGTGGGAGTTTTGTAATGTCGCTTACCTGAAATTTCAACAGTTTCCAATGAAATAGATTCTAATTTTTTATCATACTTAAAATTTCCCATAGCAAAAATAACAAAATCCTTTCTGTTTCGGTTGAGTTAAAATATCAATTTCTGTGGCCCAGCAGCTTCGAACCCACAGCACCTGCAGCGATCGGTAAAACTCCCAAATTCACAAAACCACTGGCAATATTTGCACCAGTAGTTGTTGGGCTTGTGGTCATCGATCCTAGTTGCTGTGCGGGCGTAAGCAAACCGCGTGGATATGGAAGAGCACTTGTCGTAAATCTTTTAGCTCTAGTGGCGTCTTTCACGCCGCCTCGTAGAACGACTCCACCCAATGAAGGAGCTTCACGATCACTGAATTCGTTTCCCAATTCGGGTGTCAACAACCCAAACCCGGGCTGGGAACTACCCACCCCCAGAACAGCAGCAGGCAAAAGTTGTCTGAATGGTCTTTCTCGTCGAAGAGTTGTTGCTAACTCGCTTCTAAGATCTTCGTTTGAAATTTTGCCCAAAAAGGCTTGAGTGGTCGGATCAGCGGAACCCAGTTCAGTGGGATTCCTAGAGACATTGACCCGGACGCCCTTGGGTGCCCCTAACCTGTTAAGAGTTGTATCAATATTTCTTTGAACTCGATTTATATTCGTAGGAAGATCACGTCCAAAAAACCGATCTTTCATAGTGGCTATATTAAAATTGTCTGATTTTCGTTCTTTGTTAAGAATTTTATTTAGAGGATCATAGGCCTTATCGGATGGCGGGTAGATTTGACCATTCGTTGTCAAATCTGTGTTTATCGGCGCAGCTCTACGTGTAGAAACTCCTTGTCTATGTCGTATTATATCACTCAAGATACCACTACGATTATTTATTACCTTTTCAATGTGGCGACCCATCGTGTTGGCAGCTAAGCCTGCTCCCGCATCCCATACATAATCTGATGGGGCTCCTACGAGTTTTGTATCTGGATTCCAGGCTGCATCAGCAGCTGCGCCTGCAGATGTTGCAAGCTGTGCTATTTGTAGGCCTCTGGCTGCATTAGCTATTAAACCTGCAGGCGGAAAAAAAGCCCCAGCAATCGTTGCTGCCAAAGCAGCGGCATTGACAATGCCTCTGACTTCTGGAGACACCATGAAATCCGTGATTGCACTCTCAATCAACAAACTGTTGTGTATTCGTACTTCTTCGAGTATTTGTTGTTTTGTTTTTTTCATCTCATCCTCGATATCTTCTGGAATTTCTGGATGTCGCTCGATCCAGGGTTTCGTGTGTTCGCTTGGGTAATCCTTTTTTCATTTTAGTCATAAGTTTCCCCCAATCTCCTTTGGTTTTTTTATCTGGAGTCAGAGTAGAATCACTGAATATTTCCACTAAAGCTGGAATAGATTTAACAGTATGTTTTCCACAATTCACACAGACATCCAATTCTGGATTTTTTCTGTTGGAAACAGATAAAAACTCTTCGAATTGATACTCGCAATTTTCACACCGATAGCAGTAAGTCGGCATATTAATAATTACCTTTTAGTCTATGTTCTATTGACCCCCGAACTGCAAGTTGATGGTCATCAATATTCGCTTTCAATTTCGTTCGACTTTCCTTTGCAATTTTATTTTTTCTTTCAACAACTTCATCATGTGCTTTTTCTCTTTGTTCCATTCGGCTTCTCGCATCTTGTATTGCTCGTATTGCGTTTTCTAGTGCTTTGGGTATCATATGAAATTACTGTTTGTAATTTAACCTTGACCTCGGCGATTGGCTTGACTCTCTCGTATTGCTTCTTGGTGAGCCATTCTTGCCTCATCTCTTGTTTGAACATTTCGTCCAATTCTTTCGCCCAATTTTCTCAATGAATCGTTTCCGGCTCTGTTGTCTTTCGGATCCCGGTATTTCGGCATAATAGGTTCTCCTTGTAGTATATATAAAGCTAATAATTTAATGATTTTATGTATTTCTTAGACTGTTTTTTTCTCACTCGAATGTTGACTGGCAGTTTCCATTCCTGCAAAAGTTGTAATGCCCGTTGCTCGGTTAATTTTTCATCCAATATATAATTTTTTCGAAATTTTTTTCGTTTAGTCCAGTATTCGAAATGTGCATATTCGTGTGCCAAAGTGTGCAACCAAACAGTTCGAGGAACTCCTGTTGCAATCTTTATGACTCCTCTCTTTTTTCTTCCAGGAACTTCAAAAAAACCTTCGATTGTTTCGTCTTCATCGTCCTTGATGCTTTTCCAGGGCGTGAACATGATAACAGTATTGTATTGTTTACAATGTTGCTTGACATGTTTCAGAAATCGTTTCAAACTTGTTACCATAGAGAGTTCTCCTAAGATAACATATTTTAGATACTGTGTCAACTTCTGTATATTTATATCGGAACAAGAGTGAATTACAGATTATTTCTTGTTAAATTTAATACTTTATTTATTTGTAATTCACATTGTGCATGTCGAGCCTGACCCGGCCAATGAATATAATCTTTTTCTTTATTTTTTTGCAAATTTAACAATAATGGTATGATTGCCCGTTCCACTTCCAACAAGCGGGCCTTTAATAACGCATCGTATTGATTTTTCACTGCAATTGCGCCGTCACATGTTGCATTCATCTGTAAAATTTGATCTAATTTTGATCTAATTTCTTCAATTTCTGGATTTTGTTCTTGTGTCTCGCCCGAATCCACTGCACTGAATCCGAAATCATTCGAAGCAGCGTATTGTGACAATATATCGTCTGGTATATTCGAATTAAACATACGTTATTTATAATAATTGTATTGTATATTCACTGATAATAATAATAATCATAGTTCCATGTTATAGTAAAAGTGGCCCACTGAGAAGCTTCATTACTTAGATCCACTTGGCCGATAATACTTGGAAACGCATTTTCGAATATTACTTTATTCGAATAAGTTTGTTGGTCCCAAGCAGTATTTTTTCCGGCGCTGTGTTGTATTGTCAATCTTCCCATATAATCAGCACTTTTTTCAGCAAATTTTATTGTGCCATCTGGAGAGATTTTAAATATAGAATCTCCCCATCCTTCCATCAATTTCCTGTTGATGGATTGAGCTTCATCTTTTGTGTCGTAAACAGTCATAGTCAACGGTATAAAGTTTCTAACCAATCCAAAATTAATCAGAGCACCAAAATACGGAACACCTATGTTTTTAATTTCACACGGAGGAATACTTACCGATATCACCTCCCATTTAGTGATATATTCGCCTCCATTGCTTTTGAACAAAAAATCAACTTGATATTTATTGTTTAAATATACCTGTGCGGTTTGTCTCAAAAAAGAACTTAAACTACCGAATCCGGACATGTTTATTTTTGCAGTTCTTGCAGCACGGCAATCATTGCGTGCCTGTGGTGAGTCACATCATCCCCATTCGCAACAGCGTCCGGTGCAACTCGGTTGAGATAGTGATTCATTACGTCGTTGAATTGTTCGTCGGTAAGATTATTCTTGGAATTATTCCCCGATCCCACAGATGCAGTACGAATCGAGTTGATTGCGTGAATCG